CCTATTCTACGGGTTTCAAGTCGCAATGGAGGGCATCCACCAAGAAGTATATGCGAACTTAATAGACACCTACATATCGGACAAGACGGAGAAGACCCGTCTATTTAACGCCATACAGGAGTTCCCCTTTATACGCAGTAAGGCAGACTTCTGTTTAAAGTATATGAAGTCGGGAGATACATTCGCTACTCGTCTCGTTGCGTTCGCGTGTGTGGAGGGTATAATGTTCTCGGGGGCATTCTGCAGTATATTCTGGTTTAGGAAGCGGGGGCTATTAAATGGTCTCACATTCTCTAACGAACTGATAAGTCGGGACGAGGCATTACACGCCGAGTTCGCCGTCCTACTATATAGCAAACTGAAATACAAATTACCGCCTGATGCCTTCTACTCGGTGGTAAGGGAGGCAGTGGATATTGAGACACAATTTATATGCGGGGCGTTGCCGTGCCGTCTTATCGGTATGAACAGCGACCTAATGTCCCAGTATATCAAGTTCGTCGCCGACCGACTCTGTCTCCAAATGGGATACTCTAAATTGTATAGCGTATCAAACCCGTTTAGTTATATGGAACTTATATCCCTTGAACAGAAGTCCAACTTCTTTGAGGCGAAAGTCTCGGCATATGCTTTGGCGAATAGGGAACAGAATGGCGATGTCTTTGAGTTCAACGGGGATTTTTAATTCGCCTTATTTAGGCAATCCCCCATATTATTTTAGTTGTAGAGTATATAGCAATGTCCGTTCTTTCCGCACAAGGGCAAATCAACGCAGTTTCTTACCAACTCCAAGTCGCTGGTGGTGGCAATCCCACTGGAGTATCCGACGTTCTTTACGACACCGACACCACCTTTTATCCCGCTGGCTGGTATTTAGTCAGTTTCACAACCACCATCGGAGGCGCAATCACATCAGGATATATAGAATTCCAGTCAATGGCCGTTGATTTCGGGCAAATCCAGTTATTCGGTCCTGGAACATACACCCTGACCGCACCCGTTTATCTCAATGGCGCGAGCGACATCGTCGTCACTGCATTGGGGACTGGCGCAACTTGGACTTCCTCCGCTTCAAAACTTATCCTTCTCCGATTGCCTTAATTTAGGAAAGGTAGTTTTGTGGTTTGTAGTTTGTGGACTTCGTTCCAGTTAGACCCGTATAATTTTGAGATTTTTTATCGCCTTAAAAAAATATTTTTTTTATAGCGAACTAACAGAACGCTTAACCACAAACCACAAACCACAAAACCACGAAATCGTTGTATCAGTATTAGAATAATATAAGCGTATTATATAAATATGTCGCAATTGAACGTCGTCAAGAGAAGCAATAGTCCTGACCAAGTGTATTACGATGTCACCATCACAAACTTCCAGTCGTCAAATACTATTCCACCTGTCTTCTATTACAACGAGAGCCGAACACTTCCCTTTATTAACTGCCCAGAGGACTATTACCTATCCATCGTCAGGTTTAGCGTAGACACAGGGACATTGCCTGTATTTATTCCCAGCATTGTCCCCAGCACACCAACCGCCCCTCAAAATCAGGTGAATCTCACGATTTACAACATCACCCTAACTTACGACGACGGGACAACCAACTATACCAGTGGACCGACCCCGTTGATATGGGTTCCGCAGGATAAGAGTATTACCCCACCACTACCTCCCAGTTCTACAACCAACGGGCTACAAATCAACGATACGGGTTATTACAATTGCTATTCGTTCCAGTATGTCGCATTCCTCATCACAGATACATTCAAGACCGCCCTGGCGAATTTAGAGGCGCAAGTGATTGCGGGTGGTGGCACGATGCCCCTTTACGATATTTACACAACCGATACGACGGGCGCATCCCAGACATACTCACTGGACAGCGCCGATCTTCCGCCGTTGTTCCAGTGGGACACCAGCAGTGATACAGCAAACATCTTCGCCATCCCGCAATACGATTTAAACCCCGCAGTGAACCCTGCTCTTACGGGAAATAACCCGATTAAGATATTCTTCAATGCCCCGTTATTCAACTTATTTAATTCTTTCCCCTGCACCATCAACGGGTATAGTTTAGTAGGTGGAAACGAGAACTTCCAAATATCCGTCGTGAATCAGGGCGGGTTAAATACACAACTCATCACCCCACCGCAGTATGATACTATCGGGTCGCCACCTTATCCTCCGAAACCACTATCCGTCCCGTATATTTCCGTGTTCCAAGAGACGAGCACCATCGCCAACCTGTCGCCTATTTTAGCCATCGTATTCACCAGCAACACGATGCCGATCACACCCAACCAAGTCAGCACACCGCTTGTGCTCAATAATAACCAGCAACTCGGGTTCGGGGGTAATAATGCCGACTTTGCGAATATCATCACGGATTTAGTAAGTGAAACAGGCGCATACCGCCCGTCGCTCGTTTATACCCCGCAAGCCCAGTATAGGTTAGTCACTCTCAACGGCAACCGCCCGCTGTATAATTTAGATATTCAGATATTCTACAGGTTGCGAAGTGGCTCTCTCGTCCCTTTCCGTTTAGCATCTGGCGGTTCGGTCACTTTAAAGGTCGCTTTCTTAAAGAAGGACTCGGTCGGAACATCTACCGAATTCGGTGCGGTCGGGCATTCCATCACATCAATGTCTGGTGTCGGTGCAAATAGTGCAACGGGGGGTCGTCGGTAGGGAAACCAAGGTTTCCCCTACGACCCCTTCCTTTAAGAAGTATGGGTTCTAAATGGAACTCGTCGTTCCCTTTTTATTTAGCGTTGTCTTCGCCGATATTTTATAATTGTATAGTATATAATATGTCGGACTTCAAAACCATTCTCGTCAAGGATTCCGTTATCGGAGACATTACCAGCGATATGGATTTCGCGGTCAAATCTGGCGCGTCCCAGACGACCTTCCAGCCATTCCCAAGCACGAGTTCATCCAACTCTGCTCTCATATTTAACGTCCAAGTCCCATCCGAAAACGTCGTGATTGATCGTGCTGTTCTCATCAACACCCCACTCTGTATTGAGCTCACCTTTACGGGTGTCCAACCAGGAGAATCCTGCTGGTCATACGGCTTAACCGATGCTTTCCAAGCATTCCCCCTGAACGCGTCATTCACCACCGCCACCGCCCAAATCAACAACACTACCTGCTCCATCAACACCCAAGATGTTCTCCCCTCCTTGTTGAGAATGAACGACAGCCGTGAGCTTTACCGATACAACTCAATGACCCCTTGCTTACCTGATCAGGCATACGCCAACTACACTGACGCAGTGAATTCTAATAACAACCCCCTCGCATCTTACAACACTGCCTCGTATGATTTAGACCAAGTTCCCCGTGGTGCATTCCCCATTATCTACAAAATCCTACACACCATCACTGCTGGTGGAACTGACGACTCGCCAATCAGCACCAACGTTGCGGATGTGTTCAAGGTCGGTGTCGCCACCATCGTCACAGAACCTCTGCTCTTATCTCCATTCATCTGGGGCAACCCCGAATACAACTGCCAAGGTCTATTAGGAATAAACAATATGGCGTTTACACTGAATATTGACTCCAGTGCGAAACGTGTGTGGTCAACCGCCAACCCCTACTTCACGGGCATTACTCTAGGCAGTCCCAACGCTTTCGGACAATCCAGTGCATTCACTCTACCCCAGACTCCTCCAGGACAACAACCTCTACTCAGCGCCAGCACTGGTTCTACTCCTCGTTTGTTATTCAAATTCCTATCTACTCAGCCATCTGACCTCATCCAGACGAAGAATGTCGTCCCATATATGGACTTCCCTCGTTACCTTACATCCTCCGCTAACAACGCTAACTTGTCCGCGACTGCCGTCAACCAGACCATCGTCTCGTCCAATCTCCAAATCAACCAAATCCCAGACTATTTCATCATCACTGCCCGTATCCCAATGTCGGCTCAGACACCCGAGAACTCAATGTCTCAATTCGTCATTAACGGAATTAGTGTTAATTTGAACAACCAATCGGGTCTCTTGTCGTCTGCCTCTCAATATGATTTGTGGAGAACCTCAATGAAAAACGGCTCATCCCAATCGTGGGCGGAGTTTAGCGGTCTTGCGAACTCATTCACTGGCGGTGTATCCCAGAACATCGCAACAACTGGTTCCGTCCTCGTATTGTCGCCTCCTTACGATTTGTCTCTTCCCAACTACATCTCGTCTGGCTCACTCGGAAACTACAACTTCCAGTTCCAACTCCAAGTATCCAACCAATATGCTCAGCAATTGCCTGTTGAGATATGCGTCGTATGTGTTAACAGCGGTATTTTCAGCACCCAACAAGGTGTGTCCGCAGTATACACTGGTATTCTTACCAAGGAGATGGTGTTGTCTGCCGTAAATGGAGGTCAAGCATCCGCCATCCACTCCCAAGAAGCCAGCCGTATGATCGGGGGTCAGATGTTGAACGGCGCACTCAGCGCTGTGCGCGGAATGAAGCGCCATTCCAAGCACCCATCAGGCGGTGCAATGGGGACAGCCAGTAGTGGAGGACGAATGAGTAAATACTGCTGAGCGCCTGTTTTAGGGATTTCGTGGTTTGTAGTTTGTGGACTTCGTTCCAGTTAGACCTGTGAAAAATCAGAATTTTTTAAAGGTCGCAAAAAATAATTTTTTTATAGCGAACTAACAAAACGCTTAACCACAAACCACAAACCACAAAACCAGTTTAGAATAACACAGACAACTATTTAAAAGAAACGCTTTATAATATAATATAATGCGTTCCAAATCTTACACTCAAACTACCATTTACCAAATTGAAGTAGGTAATGATAAATATATAGGACATACTACCAATCTCGCACAGAGGAAACGAACTCATCGTTCTACTTCTGCTGTAAAACCCGATATATTATTGTATAAAAAAGTGTCGCAAATAGGTTGGGATAATTGTGTATGGTCTGTTTTAGAAGTGGTGGAATGTTCGGGGTTAGAAGATGCCCGACAACACGAACAGAGATGGATACGAAATATTCAACCATCGTTGAATGCGTTAATGCCTAATCGGACACAGAGAGAATATCAAATTGAGAATAAGGACAAAATAAATGAACGGAGGAGAGGTTGGGCGAAAGAATATAACCAGAGGGAACACGTTAAGGAATATAAAACAGAATACAACAAGAATTACTCAAAATCAGAGAAAGGTTTAGCACATCAACACAAAATAAACGAGGTAAGAAAGTCCCGACGATTTTCAATCAAATTGTTTAGCGAACTGCCATTTTTTATCTAAACAGAGTATATAATATGGTTCAGTCAAATCTAACATACGATACGGACTACAACCGCAGGTTGAAATCTATTTTAGACGAAATGGACCAGAAACACTGGAACAACGGGTCGTCTCAATATCACCCCTCAATGTTGGGGTTTAAGCTGTCCAATTTTCACGGCGATTATTCGGGAGAGCCCAGCGCCAGAATGATGGTCGGCGGAGGGTCTCACGGCGACCAGATGTTTGTCCCTCCAGGCAACAGCCCCGCTTATCCTCCATATATGATGCACAGCGGTCTTCTCGTGAATTCAGGCGGTGCAAGAATCGGCATTGATGGTGCAGTCGGCGGGAAATACGGATTCAGCGATTTTGTGGGAGATGTAGCGCACGTGGGTAAGCAAGTCGCCCCCGATTTAATCCGCGCATCGCTCGCGCGAGGTGCTGGACGCAAGAAGGGCGGGGCATCAAAGGTCGCCCAGCAAATCGGCAATATCGCCAAGACCCTCGCGCCGTTTGCCCCGTTATTGTTGGCTGCGGGCAGACCCGCACCGAAATCCAAAGCCGATGTGGTGGACGCCCTCAAAGATCTCGGTGCGAAAAAATCCCATTCACTTAAAAAATTAAAGGAATTAGCAATGTCGGGCGGTTATTCATTCGGCGATTTTGTCGGGGATGTCGCTCACGTCGGTAAACAGGTCGCTCCCGATTTAATCCGCGCATCCCTTAAAAAGGGAGGATATTCGGCAAAGGACTTCGGTAGAGACCTCGGTAAAACTGCATTAGATGTAGGTAAGCAACTCCTCGTCGCCAAACTTCAAGGAGGCAGGAAGAAGAAGGGAGGATATTCGGCAAAGGACTTCGGTAGAGACCTCGGTAAAACTGCATTAGATGTAGGTAAGCAACTCCTCGTCGCCAAACTTCAAGGGGGCAGGAAGAAGAAGGCGACTGGCGGGATTAATCTCAAGGACGTGCTGGACAGCAGTGTGCCCATCGTAAAGAGCGTTTCGGAAATGGTCAAATCCGCCGACCCAGCAGTTAAATCGCAGGTGGAACAAGTCGCCAAGAAAGTTGCTTCCAAGGTGAAGTCCGCAGTAGGAATGGGACGAGGCGCGAGCGCGCGAACCGCCATCGTCAAGAAGGTGATGAAGGACCGCGGGGTCAGTATGATTCAGGCATCCAAAATCGTAAAGGAAGAGGGATTGTATAAGGGCAAAAAGTAAAGGGAACTCGTCGTTCCCTTTAGAACCCATACTTATTAAAGGAAGGGGTCGTAGGGGAAACCTTGGTTTCCCCTTAAAATAATATACCGATATAATATAATATGCCGAAGTTTCTCCATCCACAAGACCCCGATTTGAGCGATTTAAACAGGGCAAAAAAATCGGTTAATCGCGATTACGCGAAGCAATACCAAGCCCAAGATGGGGCTCACGACAATTTAGGACAACTGCAGGACGTTGATGCGATATTCAATACTCTCAGCACCCGCTTAACCTCATTATATTCCGCATTACAGGATTTTAGCGAAGTGTTGAATGCGCCCCTCGCCATTCTATTGAATCCCATCGCTTCACTCCGTCCAGCCAACATCGCCAATTTACAACAATTCGGCGGTCGTATTCTGAACGAAATCCGCTCCATCCAGACAATAATGTCCCGTATTAAAAACTTTAATCTATTCACTCCCGACCAATCCGCCCAATTATCCCAGTATGTGACGGAAATACAGGAATCCGAGGCGACGATTTACGGAGCGTCCCAGATGCTCGGCACTTCGCCCACCGCAGTGCGTATTGATGAATTAATCCAAATGTGGAAGGGCGAGTATGATTATTTAATGCAATTCCTGACGGGTTCAACCGCTAATTACAGGGCATTAGAGATGAAGGGCGGAGCAATTGTTCCAGCGTATAACGGCGAAGGACGCTTCGGTTCGGACGGATACAGAGTCGGTGATTATTACAGCTATACCGATCCGCGACGTTTTTTTTAATCTATTAATAGAATATAATGCGTGGCGGAAAATTATCTGCGAGAGACCTTAAGGGTCTAATTGACCAATCGTATAATAAAAAAAACGAGGACTACGGCGACTGGAAAGTGGATAAGGGGTTATCCGACAAAGAAGTGAAGGTATTCCGCCACGATAAAACGGGACAGGTGGTTGTCGCGCACCGCGGGACGTATTCTGCAGGGGATGTGTTTCTTGACGCACAATACGCGCTCGGTCACGATATTTCCAACTCCCGACGTTATAAACACTCCGCGGATATTCAGAGAAAAGCCGAAGCCAAATACGGGTCGGAAAATGTATCCACCATCGGGCATTCTCTCGGGAAGAAATTAGCCGAAGTAGGAAAAAATAGCCACGAGGTCATCGGGGTGAATGGGGCGTTTAACGTTAAGGATGCTCTGAAACCGACTGCCGACAACGAGTTCAACGTGCGGTCTCAGTTGGATGCCGTGAGTGGGTTGTCCCTCCCGAAAGGGAAGAATGTGCTGACTATTCCGTCCAAATCCGCCAACTTATTAGAGGAGCATTCCAGCGATGTCCTCAACCGAATAAACCCCGACACGATGATCGGGCGCGGACACGTTAAGCGATTGTCCAAGAAAGACCTCAAGGAAGT